AGAAGAAGGTCAAACAATTACTGCAAGATATCTAAGTCCTTTTTATGGTGTTACGAGTGTTGAGAGTAATAATGCAAACCCTAGCTTTAGATACACACAACAAAGTTACGGCATGTGGGCAGTTCCGCCTGATCCTGGAACTACAGTAATGGTTATCTTTGTTGAAGGCCAATCTAATATGTGTTATTGGATTGGATGTGTACAAGATGAATACATGAATTTTATGGTTCCTGGCAATGCGGCTACATCGACCCTTGAAGAAAATACGCCTATACAATATCAAGGTAAAAAACTTCCAGTTGGTGAATATAATAAGACAATCGAATTTACAGGATCTGCTCAACCCACAAATTTTCCAAAGCCTATAGATCTTGATAGAGTAAATCAGTTACAAGAGCAAGGACTAGTAGAAGATGAAATTAGAGGCATTACAACTTCAAGTGCAAGACGTGAAGTTCCAAGTGCAGTATTTGGTATTTCAACTCCGGGCCCGTTAGATAAACGCCCTGGTGCTCCGCGAGGATCTTACGGTCCTTCTACAGATGCTATTGAACAGTTTAGAAGCAGGCTAGGCGGATCTAGTTTTGTTATGGATGATGGCGACTCAAGGTTGCTTAGAAAAGGTAAAGCAAGCAATAGTCCTCAAGAGTACGTAAACATAGAAGCTGGAGAAGAAGGAGGCGATCCAACACTTCCTGCAAACGAGCTAACACGCATTAGAACAAGAACAGGGCATCAAATTTTGATGCACAATACAGAAGATTTAATTTATATTGCTAATGGCAGAGGAACTGCTTGGATAGAGTTGTCAAGCAATGGTAAAATTGATATTTTTGCACAAGATAGCGTAAGCATTCACAGCGATCAAGATTTTAACTTTCATGCAAACAGAGATATTAATTTAAATGCTGGACAAAACATTAATATGGTTTCGCAAGAGTTGCGTAGTTCATCTGCAGATAAACACAGTTTTACAGCAGGGACAACTTTTGCTGTAAACACTGGCGATAATTTTGATATTACAGCAGGTGCAGACTTTTCTTTGTATGCAGGTGCAAACGGTAGTTTAACTATTAGCGAAAAAGGCACACTTGTAAGTGGTAATGACATGAGCATTGGTAGTGTTAGCAATCTTGGACTAGAAGGTCATAACAGCGTAAAAACTACAAGTGACGGCAATATTGAGTCCTGGAGTTTAGGCACAACTAAAATTAAGGCAGACGCTGAACTACATGTTAAAAGCGGATTAGCAACTAAGATACAATCTGGAAATGTGTTTGGTGTAAAAGCAACAGGTGATATTATTATGAAGTCTGATGCTAACATTGATATTCAAGGGGCAGAACCTCCACTACCGACTGATGCTTCGTTACCGGCAGCACCAAGTCCTTCGGTTCCTACACCTCCTGACGCGGCATTAGCACCACAACGAATTCCAAGACACGAGCCTTGGCCCAGTCATGAAAACTTAGATCCAACTAAATTTACACCAGATAAAACCAGAGCAGGCGGTCCCAGCACAGACGTATTTGCTCCTAGCACTCCTGACACATTTGCTAGAGGCCCAGCAGGGATGGCAGTTCGTTCTGGCATGCAACCTAACAGCCTTAACGATGGAACCGGAAGCAGATCATTTAGTGGGTCTGGAGTTGGTGATTTTGTAGCAGATATTCCGCCAGATACAGAACCAGTAAGATTAGAAAAACAAGCATTCAGTAGAATTTTTGCAAGTAAATTAAGAAGTATTGCAGGATTTAACGAAGAACAAATATATGCGGCTATTGCTTGTGCAGAAAGCGAAAGCGGATTAACCCTTACACAGGAAAGAGGTTATGGAGGAACTTCGGTATCAAGAATTAGAGATATCTTTAGGCAAGCAAGAGACGTCAGCGATGCAGAAATAGAATCTGCTAAACAAGATTACAATACATTCTTTGAACTAGTGTACGGTCCACACGGTCCTACAGGAAGAGATCTAGGAAACATTTTCACAGGCGAAGGTGCTAAATTTGTTGGTCGAGGATTAATCCAATTAACTGGAAGAGGAAACCACCAAAAGTATGGTAAAGATGCAGGACTTATAGATGAAGGTCTTGTTAATGAAGATAGAGACGATCCTGAATTTAATCCACAGGGTGTTAAAATTATCGATGATCCAACTATTTTGTTAACAGATGTAGATGCAAGTTGTTCAGTTGCTGCCGCTTATCTTAAAGATAGATATAAAGACTTTGGTAAACCTGATGTTTTGGGTAATATGAGATTTGCTATTGCTGGAACAGATACAGGTTATAATCTTTCAAGATCAAAAGACTTAGGCTTCTTTGAAGCTAAAAAATTACCCAACGGCGAGTTTGATCCAGACTGGATTAGAGAACCAGACCCGGAGCCAACTAGTAGACCAGACGACGGAAGCGGAGATTAAAAATGGGACAAGTATTCATTCCATCACCAATTGCAACTAGCCCACAATCACTGAATCAAGCAGAAGAATTTTTTAGACAAAATCCTGATATAGGACGTTTAGATTATTATGACTTAGAAGGAGACTATCCTTCTAATCCTGCTATTGCTGGTAACGGGTATACAAGCAACTCAAGGCCATCTAACACATATCCGGATATTGATCCAGGACCTGTACCACAAAATCCAGGCTATGAAAGACTTGTTGCAATACTACAAAATACGCTAACGCAAGATTGGACAGAAAAAGGAAATCCGGGAAACCCAAGAATTCTACAATGTTATGAAGTCGCTAGGCAATCATATACATGTGATAATTGTGGTCCCCCTCAATACTGGTGTAGTGCATTTGTAAGTTGGGCTTTAGAAGAAGCAGGAATTGAAAGTAAGCAGACAATGGGCAGTCAGTTATGGTACGACTGGGGTGCTGAAGTACCAGGATGGCGTAGCGGAGATTACTCTCAAATAAGAAAATATGATGTTGTAATTTTTAAAGCAAAAGACAGGGATGGCGGCCACATTGGATTTGCTGACAGCATTGCTAGTAACGGAAAAATTAATGTTCACGGAGGAAATCAAGGAAACAACGTGAAAGTTAGTGGTTATTGGTGGGATGATCCAAGACCAGACAAAGGTTTATACGTAAGAAGTATTAAACGAAATTGGGCCTTACCAGAAAGTGCTGATGTACCTCTCCCTGGTGCAGAAGCCGCTTCAACGGATACAACAACATAATGCCAGGAGTATGTAGAGATAACGACACAGCAGGTGGAGATTTGATTCCTAGTCAAACCACTGTGAGAATAAACAACGAACTAGTTATATTAGATGGAGATGCTGTTGAAGGACACGGTCCAGGAGAACATGCATCGCCAACAATGGTTGCATCTATTAATACCACAGTAAAGTTATTTGGAAAATTAATTTGTGTTGCAGGAGATCAAGCAACTTGCGGTGACGTAGCCACAGGCTCCTCTGACGTTTCTATAGGTGGATAAATATTGATATGAGTGCAGAAAAACCAATTTATAAGAATATTACAGTAAAAAGTCCAGAAGCTCCAAAGGCTGTTCCTGGATCAAAAGCCTATAGAGGTACTAGCACTGTTAATCCTAACAATGACTCTTTTGTGTTGTATGATATTGGTTTAATTAAACAAGATCTGCTGAATCATTTTAATATTAGACAAGGCGAAAAACTAGAAAATCCAGAGTTTGGGTGTATTATTTGGGACGCACTTTTTGAACCTCTTACAGAAACACTAAAAGAAGCGATTGCAGAAAACGTAACAACTATTGTTAATTATGATCCTAGGGTATCCGCAAGCAACATTGTTGTAGATACGTTTGATTACGGCATACAAATCGAGTGTACTCTTACTTACTTGCCTTACAACATAAGTGAACGACTTACGTTAGATTTTGATGAGCGAAATAGAATAAATTAAATACGCACTTTTCTAAATCAAATAAATAACATGTAAGAGGAAAAGCAATGCCAACAACGGACAGACAAAATAGATTACTTATAGCAGAGGATTGGAAACGCATTTATCAATCCTTTAAAAATGCTGACTTTAAGTCTTATGATTTTGATAATTTAAGACGAACAATGGTTGGATATCTCCGCCAAAACTATCCAGAAGATTTTAACGACTACATTGAATCTAGTGAATATCTAGCACTTATTGATCTTATTGCTTTCCTTGGACAAAATATTGCTTTCCGTGTTGATCTAAATGCTAGAGAAAACTATATTGAGCTTGCTGAACGCAGAGAAAGTGTTTTAAGACTTGCTCGTCTGTTGTCTTATAATCCTAAGCGTAACAGAGCCGCAAACGGATTTCTTAAAATCGACTCTGTATCAACAACAGAAACAATTTATGATAGTAACGGATTTAATTTAAAAGATCAAACAGTTGCATGGAACGATCCTAGTAACGAAAATTGGGAAGAACAGTTCCGTAAGATTCTTAATGCGGCACTGCCCGTAAACAATATTGTAGGAAAACCTATCACATCAGATACAGTAGCTGGTGTATTAACACAGAGTTATAAGTTTAATGCAATTAATCAAAACACTCCTACATATAGTTTTTCTAAAACTGTAAACGGCGAAAGCACTAAGTTTGAAGTTACTAGTTGTAGAATTAAAGAAGGAAATATTATTGAAGAACCGCCTCTTCCAGGAAACAGTTTGGGTTTCTTATACAGAGAAGATGGCCAAGGTAATGCAAGTAGCAACACTGGATACTTTGTTCACTTTAGACAAGGGCAATTACAAACAGGTGATTTTACAGTAACAGCCCCGAGTGCAAATCAAATTATTAGTATAGATTCAGCAAACATTAATAACTCAGATATATGGCTTTATAAGCTAAACAGTATAGGTACTGAAAATGCTTTGTGGACAAAAGTTGATTCAACTATCGGTACAAATGTAACATATAATAGTATTAACAAAAATAAAAGAAATATTTTTGCTGTACAAACACGCCAAGATGATAAAATTAATTTAGTTTTTGCCGACGGTGTTTTTGGTAATCTACCAAAAGGAAGTTTTAGAGTTTATTATAGACAGAGTGCTAATAGACAATATACTATTAGACCTGCAGATATTTCAAACACAGTAGTATCGATAAAATATGTAAGTTCGGTCGGTAAAATCGAAACTATTAATATTACTCTAAGTTTAAAATATAATGTTGATAATGCAAGTATTAGCGAGTCTAACACAAGTATTAGAAACAGTGCTCCACAAACTTATTATACACAAAACAGAATGATAACGGCAGAAGACTATCAAATTGGTCCTTTGAACGTTAGTCAAGAAATTATTAAAGCAAAAACTGTAAACAGGATTGCAAGTGGTATTAGTAGAAACTTTGATTTAAAAGATCCTACGGCAAAATATTCTAGCACAAACTTATACTCGCAAGACGGTGTAATTTATCAAGATTCTTTTACTAAAAAATATCAGTTTAGTTTTGTAACCCAAACTGACATTGAAGGAAATATTGAAAATCTAATACAACCTCTTTTGTCTACTAGAGGTATTAACAGTTTTTATCATTACAATTATAGTAGAATTATTACAGATGACTTGCAGGCAAGTTTTGTGCAGTCAACAGCTGATACAAACCTATCCACAGGTTACTTACAAGATACAAACGGTACACGTTTTCAAGTCGGCACGTTTACAGGCGGTGCATTAAGATTCGTAGAATCGGGTGCGTTAGTTAAATTTGTTGCACCAACAGGTCAGCACTTTATGGTAGACAGCGACAAGTATACACTAATGAGTGGATCTGCCGATCATCCTAACTCTGTTGATTACTTTTGGGTTAAAGTCATCGGTGTTAACGGTAATGGTACAGAAGTTGACTCCAGCGGCAATGGACCTATCAAGTTTAACAAACAGGTGCCAGAAGGTGCAATAGTTAAAGAAATTAGACCAAAACTTACAAGAACACTTAGTACAGATGTTAAAACACAACTAGTTGATCAAATTTTTGCTTACAAAACTTTTGGTTTAAGATACGATCAAAACTTGAGAGAATGGCGTGTTATTATTAAAGAAAACTTGAATAGTTTAGGTGAGTTTAATTTAGGTAAAACAGGCGATACTAGCTCAGCAGAGCTAGACTCGAGCTGGTTATTACTATTTGAAACAAATGGCGAAACCTATACAATTACTTACAGAGGATTACGTTATCTTTTTGAAAGTGATCAAGATGTTAATTTTTATTTTGATAACACTAAAAAGATTTTTAATAACAAAACAGGAAAACTTATTAAAGACAAGATTGGAATTTTAAGTATTAATACACAGCCAGATTCTGTAGTGCCGTTTACAGTAGACACTGTTTGGGAAATCACTGATCAATATATTGATATTGACGGATATGTAAACACTAAAAAGATTGAAGTTGGATTCTACGACGAAAATAATGATGGCATTATTGACGATCCGGATATTTTTGAAAATCTTGTTGCACCTCAAACTAATAGTAGTTCAAAATATATTTTCCAGAAAAAGATTCAAAGTAATCAAGGCAGTGAAATTTTTGTATACGATAATGCAAATAGTGTTAGAGTTGTACCAAACGAATCAAGTATCGGTGCATACAGCCAATACGATGACGGACAAGTTTTTTATATTGAAGATACTAAAACTTTTAAGGCAATAAGCGGAAGTTTACTAGTTATCGAAAGTGGCTATCAAGCATTTGTAGGTAGAGGAAATTTAAAATTCCAGTATGTTCACAGTGCAGATGAAAATTCAAGACTTGACTCTGCGGCAAGTAATATAATGGATACTTATTTGCTTACAAGACAATATGACAGATCATTTAGACAGTATCTAAAAGGTGCAGTAAGTGCTATGCCAAAGCCTCCAAGCTCAGACGAATTATATCTATTGTATAGTGAAGATATCAATAAGATTAAATCAATTAGTGATGAAGTAATTTATCATCCTGTGTCTTATAAAGTTTTGTTTGGCGAAAAAGCAGATCCAGATGTTCAAGCAACATTTAAAGTTGTTAAAAATCCAGATCAAGTTGTAAACGATAACGAAATTAAAACACGAGTAATTGCCGCAATTAACGAATTCTTTAGCCTAGATAACTGGGACTTTGGCGATACATTTAGTTTTACAGAACTAGCAACATATGTTATGACAGCAACAGCACCATCTATTAGCAACTTTGTTATTGTTCCAAAACAACAATCTCAGGTATTTGGTAGTTTATATGAAATTAAATCAGAAGATTTTGAAATCTTTATTAGTGGTGCAACAGTTGATAATGTTGAAATTATCGACAGCATTACAGCAACCAATATACAAGCCGCAGGCGGCACAGTTGTAAGTAGTGTACAATCTACAACAACAGGCAATACTGTAAGTTCAAATTTAAATACAGGCAGTACTTCTAGCAACGGAGGATCTAGTTACTAATGGCCGATAATAAACAACGTAAAAGTTCTGATCTATTACCAAAGTATTTTAGAACAGTTGCTAACGAAAAATTTCTATCTGCTACTTTAGATCAGTTAATTAGTCCAGGTGTAGTTGAAAAACTAGACGGATATATTGGTAGAAGAAATTCTAAAGCGTTTAAAAATACTGACAACTATATTAGTGATGTTTCTCAAAGTAGACAAGACTATCAATTAGAGCCTGCTTTAGTAATTAAGGATAATTTAGAAAATGTATCTCACTATGCAGATTATAGAGACTATATTAACAGTTTAAGAATTCGTTCAGCAGACGTATCAGATCATAGTGTATTAAATCAACAAGAATATTATTCTTGGAATCCACACATTAACTGGGATATGATTACAAACTATAGAGAATACTATTGGTTACCGAACGGTCCTGATAGTATTACTGTATTAGGCGAGCCAAGAGATTTAGATTTATCTTATGATGTATTTCCTGTTGATAATACAGATAACAGTGCATATGCATTTGATAGAAATAATGTAAACAGCAATCCTACACTGACTCTATACAGAGGACAAACATATACATTTAATGTAGACGCACCTAACATGCCGTTTAGTATTAGAACTAAAAATACTACTGATACTGAATTTTTATATAATAACGGACTATCTGAAAATGAAGTTGAACAAGGTGTTGTTACATTTGAAGTTCCATTAAATGCTCCTGATTACTTATTTTATGTAAATGGTAACAGTATTGAAGCAAGCGGATTAATTAAGATTCAAAACATTGAAGAAAACAGTGAAATTAATGTTGAAGAAGAAATCATTGGTAAAACAAGTTATACACTAAATTCAGGACATAAATTATCAAACGGAATGAAAATAAAGTTTGATGGTATTGTACTACCTGAAAAATATGCCACAGGTGAATATGTAGTTGAAGGTGTTGGAAAAAGTATTCAACTTATTAATGCAAACGATCTAAAAATTCAAGCAGACTATATTGAAGATAGAGATGTTGAGTTTGATGCAAATCCTTTTGATAAGCAACCTTTTGATAATGCATTAGGTTATGCAGGAACCAAAGATTATATTGTTATTAGCAGACAAAGTGTTGACGGCAATCAATGGACAAGATATAACAAATGGGTACATCAAGATGTTCTAAAAACAACAGCAGAAATTTTAGATATTCCGTTTGATGTTGATCAAACAAGCAGAGCAATTAGACCTATTATTGAATTTGAAGCAGGATTAAAATTATTTAATTTTGGATCTAAGTCTAAAACAGCAGTTGATTTGATTGATAATTTTACTAAAGATGTTTTTAGCAATGTTGAAGGTCAATTAGGTTACAATATTGATGGTGTTGATATTGTAAAAGGAATGAGAATTTTATTTAATGCTGATACTGATGTAAGAGTCAACGGAAAAATTTACGAAGTAGATATTCTTACAATCAACAATCAAAGTCAAATTGCATTAAGAGAAACAGAAGATACTGATCCATTAGATAATGAAACAGTAATTGTTACAAACGGGTTAAAAAACAAAGGTAAAATTTATTACTATTCTAATAGTAGTTGGAAAGAAGCACAGCAAAAAACCCAACTCAATCAACCGCCTTTGTTTGATGTTTTTGATAACAACGGCGACAGTTATTCTTCTTATGAAGCATCAACATTTACAGGCACAAAAATATTTTCTTATAAAGTAGGAACAGGAACAAATGATGTTGAACTAGGATTTCCTATTGTTTATAGAACACTCGAAAATACTGGTGACATTACCTTTAGCTTTGATTTCGAGGGACAAGAGTTCGAGTATCAAGACGGAACACAAGTTATTACTGAATCAGTTAGTAAAGGATTATTACAACAGTACATCAATAGAGAAAATTTTGATTATAGAAGTGCATGGGTAAAAGCATACAGAGAAAGTGTACAGCCAGTTGTTAGACAGTATGATACAAGCATCCAATTTAATAATTTTGAAATTGATGTTTATAATAATGCGGCATTAATTAATGATATTCAAGTAAGTGTATTTGTTGACGATAAAAAAGTATTACCTAGCGAATATGATATAATTGACGGATCTACTAAAAAATATGTTCAATTTCTTACAGACATAACTGAAGATCAGAAATTAGTTATTAAGACAGTTTCAACAGCACCAAAAAATGATAACGGTTATTACGAATTTCCTATTAATCTTCAAAACAATCCTAATAATGAAGGAATTGAAGAATTTACACTAGGACAAATTAACGATCATGTAAAAACAATTACTGAAAATAATAATGCTTGGACAGGAGAGTTTCCAGGAACAAGTAATTTAAGAGATCTTCCAAATCTAAGTAAGTTTGGAACTAAGTTTGTACAACATTCTGGATTAATTGGATTTGCTTCGTTACATACAACTAAAAAAGAATACGACATTACAAGAGCTATTCGCTATGCAAAAACTGAATATGCTAAGTTTAAAAGAAACTTTATTCAAACAGCTGAAAATTTAGGAGTTGACGGTTCTGTAGAAACAGTAGTTAGTCAAATTATTCAGCGTATGATGTCTGAAAAAACAAAAAATGATGCGTTTTATTTTAGTGATATGTTAGCATACGAAGGTTATGTTACATATGAGTATACTGTTATAGATGAAGATAACAAATATTTTAGTATTGGTAATCCTTATAGCGTAGATGAGTTAAACAACAGAGCTGTTTACGTTTATAGAAACGGTGAATTATTAATTAAAGATAAAGATTATACTTTTACTACTGAAGGATTTGTACAACTAAGCATAGATATTGTAGAAGATGATCTAATTACTATTAGAGATTACGATAGCACAGATGGATGTTGGATTCCGCCTACTCCTACAAAACTAGGTTTATATCCAGCATATTATCCAAAAGTTTATTCGGACGATACGTTTATTTTAACTGATGCTGAATCTACAGGTCCTTGGAAATTCTATGGCGTAAAAAGTCAAAACATGAACGAAGGAAATAAACTAGGTTGGTTCTATCCTTTGTTTACTAGCGAAGCAGAAGCAATACAGTATGATAATTTAAATGCAGGAACTGGAACAGTAAAAGCAATTGAATTTGAAGGATCTAATAAAATTTTCTTCATGCCAAATGCTACTAAAAAAGAAGCAGTTGAAGATACAACAGACTTTAATGCATATCCTGAACTAGTTACAGTAATTCAAGGACATGACGGATCGATTGTAAAAACATATGGCGATTATAGAGATGGATTAATTTTAGAACTTGAAAAAAGAATCCATAATAATATTAAAATTAAGTATGATCCTAGTATTTTTAATATTGATGATTTTGAAGATACTTATAATGATCCAACTAAATTTACAGATCAAAAAGTTAATCCAAGTTTAATTATAGATTTTAACCAATGGTTAGAAAATGCAGGTAGTATTGATTATTCGCAACATACGTTTTTTAATAATCTAGATGGATTTACATATAACTATGCACATGCTACAGATCCAGAAGGCAAACCTCTAAGAGGTTTTTGGAGAGGCATATACAAAAAGTATTTTGGCACAGACAGACCTCATTTAGAACCTTGGGTGTGCTTAGGTATTCAAAATAAGCCAACTTGGTTTAATGATGTTTATGGCGAATCACCATACACTAAAAATAACAAAGTGCTTTGGGAAGATTTAGAAAACGGATATATTAGAGATCCTGAAAATCCAAGATATTCAATAAAGCATAGACATAAGAATTTACAAAAACACATTCCTGTAGACGTGGATGGCAATCTTGTTGCACCTTCTGAAACAGGATTTGCACAGGGACTAATTTCTACACGTACAGGAGATTCGTTTAAATTTGGTGATCAAGCACCTGTTGAAACTGCATGGCGTAGAAACAGCGAATATCCATTTGCATTAATTATTGCATGGCTAGTAAATCAGCCTACAAAAGTTTTTGGACTAGCATTTGATAGAAGTAGAACTGTAAGAAATAGTGCAGGAGAACTTGTTTACTCTGAAACTAACAAAAGAATTAGATTGCAAGATTTAGTATTTCCTAACATTGCAGAAGATGACCAAAGAGTTTATACGTCGGGACTAGTAAACTATATGCAAGGAATGCTTAGAGGAAATTCTAACTATTTGTATTCAGTTTACAAAACTGATATAAACAATATTTCTTATCAGTTAGGATTTAAACTTGGCGGATTTACACAACAAGAAAAATTTAAACTAATACTAGACAGTAGAACTCCGTATAACGAAGGAAATATTTTTGTTCCGGAAGAAAATTATAATATTTTCTTAAACACAAGTACACCTTTAGAAAGATATAGTTATAGCGGTGTTATTGTTGAAAAACAATCTAGAGGTTATACTGTACGAGGATATGATAGATCATCACCAGCATTTAGAACTTATCCTGTTATAAAACAGCAAAATGATACAACTATTCGTATAGGCGGTATTAGTGAAAATTTTGTTACCTATCAGTCAAATAGAATTTATGAACAAGGTCAACTTGTACAAATTGGAGATAGTTATTATAGAGTAACTGTAAAACATAATACAGACGAATCACCTAATCTTGAATATTTTGCTAAACTTCCGTACTTGCCTGAAACTGGCGGAGTATCGGCTACCTTTGCAAAAATCTTTGACAAAGAAATCCAAGAAGTTCCTTACGGTACTCTATTCCCAGATGTTCAGGGTGTTGTTGATTTCTTATTAGGATACGGTGCTTATTTAGAATCACAAGGATTTATTTTTGATACATATAACCAAGCAATTGGCGATGTTGTAACTTGGAAAACTAGTGCAAAAGAATTTATGTTCTGGAGTTTACAGCGTTGGAAGGCAGGAACATTAATCACACTTAGTCCGGGTGCAGACAAACTTGAATTTGAATCTGAATATTCAGTTGTTGATGATATTTTTGATAATTTCTTTGACTATAGTTTATTAAAGGCAGACGGCAAAAAGTTCCAACCAGAATTTAGCGGAACAATTAGAGACAAATCAAATAAATTTGGTCTAGCTACTAAAAACACCGCAGACGGAATTTATCATATTAAAATTCCAGTAGTACAAAAAGAGCATGTTGTTATTATTGACAATAATACAGTGTTTGGAGATATTATCTTTGACCAGCCTAGCGGATACAGACAAGAACGTATTAAAGTTTTAGGTTACAGATCAGACGAATGGAATGGCGGATTAAATATTCCAGGCTTCATTTATGATAGTGCAGTAGTTACTGAGTGGACAGCATGGAAAGATTATGCTATTGGAGATATTGTAAAATATAAAGCATTTTATTATACTGCAATTACAAAAATTCCAGGTGCCGCATCATTCCAAAATTCTGTATGGTCTAGACTACCAAGAGAACCTAAAGCAGGCTTAATTCCAAACTTTGAATACAAAACAAACCAGTTTGCAGATTTTTATGATTTAGAAAGCGATAATTTTGATATTGATCAACAGCGTTTAGCACAACATTTAATTGGCTATCAAAAACGTAAGTACTTGGAAAATATTATTCCAGACAGTGTAAGCCAGTTTAAGTTTTATCAAGGATTTGTTAGAGATAAAGGTACAAAAAATGCTCTTACAAAACTTTTTGATAAATTAGGAAGTGCTAACAAAGATAGTTTAGAATTTTTTGAAGAATGGGCAATACTAAACGGCCAGTATGGTTCAACATCAGGTTATGAAGAATTTGAGATTAAGATAAATGAAGAGGATATGAGATTAAGTCCTCAGCCATTTACATTAGTTGATAGAATTGATACTCAAGATACAACACTTATTAAACAACTTGAAAGAAAAGACATTTACTTAAAACCTAATAATTACGATCATAAGCCGTTCCCTACAGAATATAAATTTAAAGATTATATTAATACAGCAGGATATGTTACTGAAGAAGATGTTGATTTTACAGTTGCAACTTATGATGATATCTTAAGTCTTAATATAGATAGTGTAGAAACAGGTAGTTATATTTGGGTAGGTAATGTTGATAACAGTTGGAATGTGTATAAGTCAAGCCCGACAAATGTTAAAGTTCTTTCTTCTACACAATCATCGAGTGGATTCCAAATAACAGTTGATAGAATTTTTGATGTTAAAGTGGGAGAAATATTCGGTGTTGTAAATACTCCTTTTGACAAGTTTTATAAAGTAGTAAGTGTAGAACTTGATAAAATTACTGTTGAGGGAACAGGAAGCGAAAATACAGATCTTGAAGGATTTATAACAATTTTAACACCTGCAAGAATTAGTTCTCCAGAAGAATTAAACCAACTTGTTTTTGATACCAAACTTTATGATAAAGAAACTGTTTGGTTGGATGACAACGGTAGTGGAAAATGGAGTGTGCTAGAAAATGAAAAGCGTTTCTTGGCAGACAAAGAAATTACAAATACTTCTAGTGTAGACTTTGCTACTAGTTTTGATATAGACAGCAATAATGCTAATCTTGTGCTAGGTAATCCTGGTGTTAATGATTCGTCGATTAATACTTCTAATATTAATATCTATAATAGACAAACAGACTTTGGTCCTATTAACCTAGTAAGTACTATTAATGAGCCTGCCAGTTTGTGGACTACAAATAACGACTTCGGCAAGTCAGTCGCAATAAGTACAGACGGCAAATATATTGCAGTGGGTGCTCCAGGTGCATCAGATGTTAAGTCACAATTTGTAGGACAATATGACCCAGCAATTACTTACAACCAAGGTGATATTGTAAAATACACTGAAGAATTATGGCTAGCTAGACGTACAGTACAGCCTGCAGAAATTACCTCTCTAAATACATTTAGATCAACTGCGATTGTTCTAGATGAAAAATATGATACAATAACACAAGCATATCCGGATATTGAATATGTAATTAGAGGAAACTATTCTTTTGCAGACGAAGCTACTAACCATGTATTGTTTAGAGCACCTTCGGATATGTATGAAGCATCTAAAGTTGGCGACAAGTTTAATACAGTATGGAATGAATTTACTACTAAAACTCCTTTAGGGTATTCACCGTTTAACGGCGATGCAGTTTTAAATAAACAGTTCTTTACTAAACAGCACACTATTGTAGATAAAATTGATGTTATCCTATTAATTGATAACACTCAGGCAGTTCCTGGAGTAGGAGATACTATTACAAGTACACTAGGTAAAGGAACAGTGCAATACAGATTTAATAATCCAGATAATAAAACTTTAATTTATGTTAAAGATGTAAATGGCGACTTTGCAGAAACCGGTGAGTTGTATAGTGGAATTGTTTTCTTGGGCGAGTATGAAAAATTATTTGCTACAGAATACACAGGATATAACGGTTGGTGGTATGTAGATGTAGGTACAACATTTAATAGTACCGAAGTTGCAGAAACTAATCCTAACTTAATTTACAAAGACTTTATTAAACAAGAAGAGTCAACAACTCCTGTAGATTATTATAACATTTTTGATAATCTACAAACTAGAAGTGCTATACAAGTAACGCCAATTAGCCACATTGAAACACTAAGTTTTATTGAAGGCCAAACAGAAATTGAAAGATTAGATACTCGCTGGTATTTTAGATCACCTGTTGACGCTGATTTAGAAGTCGGTGACACTTTTAGATTTTATTTAAACGAACTAAAAGTAAACAATATTGTACAAAGCCCAGAAGCTATTGGATTAACATTTGACTATCTAAATGGAGCCACACATACTGTGGATGATATTTGGGACGGTGAAATTGTAGTTTTGTATACTAACTTTGACTTGCAAGGAAATCCATTTATTCCGGAAGTTGGCGATCAAGTCATTGACCAAACTACAAATGCTAGTGCAACAGTTACAAACGTTATTAGATTGTTTGACAGAGTTAAGATTTTTGTTAAAAATGCTACAGACGGTTGGAGCTTAGGTACCGATAACGATGACATTAGTACCTGTTCTTTCTTCCTAAATGATTCAACAGAAAGACTTATTGGTAATATTATTTCTTCAGAACTTGCAACAACAAATGCAGGTAGAGCGATTGTTATTGATACAGGAGAAAATATAGCAGTATCTCCTGCTACTGTATTAGAAGATTTAGAATATTTTGTTTACTTTGAAAATACAAAATCAGGTATTACTAGAACAAGCACTCCTCCAAATAGATTAAACCTTGACTGGACAGAGGTAAGAAATATTCCAATTGATGTAAGTGCTGATCCAAGTGGAAGAACCAACGAAGGTGTTGTAGGATTTTTTGAAAAGTCCGGCGGCTTGCTCTATAATACTTTAGGATACTATACAGTTCCAGATGCAGTAGACGAGCT